AACTTGCTTTCTCAGTCTTTGATGTCAGATCCTACAGCTAACTACGTCTCTATCATGCCTGGAATCAAGAGCGCCGAAAACATCAACACTCTCGACTCTTCTATGGCACTACAAGCTGGAGCGGCTGGTTTCTCAGCTGGTTCATCTACCACCAATTTCGACGCCGTAACCCTCAGCGTTGACAAATTCAAGATCAATGAGCAATTAGATCCATATGCTTTGGAACAGAAGTGGATTCAAGTTGCAATGACTCCTGGTTCAATCCAAGAAGGTATACCATTTGAGTCGTACATAGCTAACGAAAAAGCTGAGAAGATCTCTAAGATCGTTGCTCAACTTTCTTGGCAAGGTTCAACCTCTGGTGCTACCGGAGCTGGTAACTTGGCTTACGCTGATGGATTCATCAAGACTTTGGCTGGTGAAGCTACAAGAGTGGTTGGAGCAACTGGCGCTTCTGCATTCAACGCTTCTAACATCGTAGCTACTTTGGATTCAATGATCGCTTCTTTGAACGTTGACGTTCTTGACAGAGACGACTTGGTTCTTTGGTTGTCACCTGCAATGTACAGAACTTTGGTTTCTGCATTGAAGACTCTAAACAACTACTGGATCGATCCTTCGGTTACTATCGACGGAACGTTCATGTATCCGTTCTCGAATGTGAGAGTGGTTAGAACTTACGGTCTTGCTTCTTCTGGTTCACAATCAGGATACGCCGTAAACAGCAACGATTGTGTCGTTCTCGGACCTGCTCAATTGTTGTTCTGGGGAACTGACTTGGTTTCAGATTACTCGACGTTTAAGTTGTTCTACGCTGACGCCGAAGACGCCGTTAGGTTCATCTTCCGTGCTAAGCTGGGTACAGCGGTAGTTTACCCACAGTACTTCGTAACCAACTTCTAATCAACGTCGATAACGACTAAAAAAAACTGAAATACAATGGCAGCATGTTCACAATTAACAACTGGTAGATCAGTAGGCGCCTGCAAAGGCATTGGCGGAATCGAGAGTTTCTTCGTCGCCAATTCCGACAATGTTACTGCAGTAGGTACCACTGGATCTGCCGAGACCCTCGCAATCAACTCGATTACGGCGGGAGCGACGGGAGTATTCTATCAATACCCCCAAGTGCAAGAGACGTCTTCGATCACGTTTACGCCAACAGCAAATGTGCAGAACTCATCTCTATTCTACGAGATGATCGCAACTATGCAGTTCGCTAACTACGATGCATCTCTACGTTACATCGCACAAACACTGGGAGAAAACAACTTGGTAATCGTTGCTAAGTTGAAATCTGGAGAGTACGTATACCTCGGCGAAAGCGGCGGTATGGATATCAACGGAGGTTCTGGTCAATCAGGCCAAGCAGCTGGAGATCTTAACGGATTCACCCTTGAGTTTAGAGGAATTCAACAAACTCCTCCTAAAACATTAGATGCAGCATTCGTAGCTTCTACGGGATGGACTGATCTAATTAACTCTACCCTCGCCTAATTCATAGGCATCTACATAAAGAAAGGGGAGACTTCGGTTTCCCCTTTTTTATTCTTAGCGTTTTGACCCAATTCTATATTTAGTAGTATATGATAATCCTGGACAACACCCAATCATCCCAGACCATTCGATTAAGGTTAGGGGATAAGTTTACCCCTAATGGGGCACCACTTAGTCTGGTGTTATATCGGATTGAGGAGGGAAATAAGGCATATTCCTTTGCCATAAGCCCTACAATCAAAGGAGGAGTCTACACTTTTGTTGTAAATCCATCCACTCTACCTTCGTCGGATTATAAGGTAGCAGTCTTAGAAGGTCTACCAGATGTTATATTTCCCAATTGTGAGATAACTTCGGACACAACTGTTTCAACAGATTCCGATTCTGGATGTGATCCGCTACTACTCGAGGCTGAGCTTACATTCGATGCCCTACTTCTACTGGCCGATATACAAGATACAATCATATGGCAAGGAAGAGCAAGAGTAGAAGGTACTACAAACTTTACTACAACTGCTCCTACACTACAACCAACATACATAGTCTATGAAGGATAAACAAGCAAATATCATGTTCCGGTCTATATCCGGAGAAGAATTAAGAATCCCTTCTTATTCAGAGAATATAGTCAATGGGAAGGAATGGGTTTACTGGGGTAACGATAACCTCTACCCTAATTTTCTAATCGAACTCAGAGACAAATCCCCAATACATTCAGCTATCCTGGAGAGAAAGCTTTCCTACACCATGGGAGATGGGGTACAAAACCCAGAATCATTCCCCATGTTTAAGGGCAACTTAGACTACGAATTGGTTAAGATGCTTAGCGATTACTTCCTTATGAACACTTTCGCTATCAATGTGGTGTGGTCCAGAGATGGTGAGTCGATAGCACACGCTGAACACGTAGATGTTACTAAGGTAAGATACGGCAGACCAAATGCTTTCGGTAAGGTCGAGGAGTATTGGTACTCTAATGACTGGAACGATACCAGAAAAGCTTACAACAAACCAGTAAGTTTCCCCGCCTACAACCCAGAAAATCCAGTTGGATCCCAATTGTTTGTTTGGAGAGGTTACTCACAAGGCACCAACATTTATCCTAAACCGGAGTACATTTCTGGTATTGGTTGGATCGTGCTGGATTACACGTTACAGAACTTCCACGTCAACAATGCACAAAACTCTTTCAGTCCTTCGATGTCCGTTATTTTGTCCGGACCAGTACCTGAATCACAAGAGGAAAGAGACTACATCTGGAAGGAGATCAAAAGACAATACGGTGGAAGTCGTGGAGCGGGTGAGATATTTTTAGTGTTCGCCCCCGATGGTTCGGAATCGGTTAAGTTAGAACCAATCTCCAACAACGACAACGACGAGAGATACTTAGCACTTGCTGAAATGACGAGAGATATGATCTTGACTTCACAACAGGTAGTTTCCCCAATGCTTTTCGGAGTTAAGACAGCGGGACAACTTGGAGGAAGAGCAGAACTACTGGATGCTTACGAGTTATTCCTTAACACCACGATCAAGCCGGTTCAGCTAATGTTCTCGAGCATTTTCGAAAAGCTATTTGGATACGAATTAGACTTTACGGATTCTGCTCCTGTAGCTTACAGATTCGGAGAAAATATTCTACAAGCTATCTTGACCCAAGACGAGATGAGAGACATAGTAGGTTACGACCCACTAACTGCTGGAGAACAAAGTATCACAGAGGAAATTGAAGATCCCACCGATGCTGAAGCGGCCACGAGAGATCTTGAAGAAACAGAACAACCACAAATATGAATATAGTACTTTTCATATCAGAAAGCAATTTAGTGGATAGGTCAGATATTCTAACCTCTACCTTTTCTAAGCCAATTGCTAACTCGATTTACCAAATGCAACAAGCGAAGGTACTACCCCAAGCCGGTACGGACCTTTACAACAAGATAGCCGATCTTATTACGGCTGGTACGATTTCGGCGTCTGGTAACGAGCACTACTTGGCTATGCTTACTCAGTTCATCCAGCCAGCTCTTATTTCCTACGTTACAGCAGATGTGTTACCGAGGTTAAACTATAAGATCTCGTCACAAGGGGTTATTACCCAAACCAATGAAACAGGAGCACCTGTAGATTTGTCCACTGTCCAATTCCTACAGGAAAGATATTCGTCTGAAGGCGATTGGTTTATGACACAACTTCGAAATTACATGATGGAATTCCAGAACGTTATTCCAGAACTTGCGTCTCCTACCTCCGGAGATAGTAGAACGATACTACCAGACTACTCGATTCCATGGCACAAGAGGATTTACCTCCAAGGTGGCTCGGTGGACTGGAGTTTCTATGATAATATGCCTTCTTAAAACTATGAAACTAACACTTGCGTCTATAGCGACTGTTCTTACTGACAAAACCTCGATAGCAAATTTTGGTGCTCTTCTCGTCGTCAATTTTACTACTATCGAAATGGTTGTAAAAATAATCGTGGGATTATCTACAGTGGTGTGGACGGTTCTCCGGATTAAAAGTGAGTTACGAAATATGAAAGATCGGAATGCGAACGAGTCGTCCGACATATCTAATAAAGACATTAAAAAATGAGCGGATCTTTAAAAATACAACAAGGGGCCACGGCGGCTACCCCAGAAGCTGGATACACTACCCTGTATGCTAAGTCTACGGACGGTAACATGTATGTGAAAAAGTCCGATGGTACTGAAAAAAATCTCGTAGGTTCCTCTGGTACTTCAGGCGTCAACGGTAGTTCAGGCACTTCAGGTTCATCTGGTTCCAGCGGAACTTCTGGAGTATCAGGTTCTTCTGGCTCATCAGGAACCTCGGGATCTTCGGGATCTTCGGGTACTTCAGGCATCAACGGAGCAACGGGTGCTACAGGTTCCTCAGGTACTTCAGGCGTCAACGGAGCGACTGGAGCGACGGGTTCATCGGGTACCTCCGGAGTCAATGGAGCAACCGGTGCAGCTGGTTCCTCAGGTACTTCGGGTATTAACGGAGCCACAGGGGCTTCAGGTTCATCTGGCTCATCTGGGACTTCAGGCGTCAACGGAGCGACTGGAGCAGCGGGTTCAAGCGGTACTTCAGGTATCGATGGACCAACGGGTGCTTCAGGTTCATCGGGTACCTCGGGCGTAGATGGTGCTGGTGGTGCTACTGGATATTTCGGTTCATTCTACTCTACCTCAGATCAGTCGGTAGCTACTATAAACACACCAACTAAAGTATCTCTTGATTCTACCTCGGTCAATAACGGGATTAGCCAATTAGGAGGTACTGTAACTATCTCTAAAGCGGGTTACTACAAAATGGTAGTTAACGCTCTCGCCGCCAATCTCGACGGAAATGCGCAAGACATTACTTTCTGGCTGAAGTACAACGGGTCAGATTTCCCTAACTCTTCTCACACCATGTCTATTGCAGCACGTAAGTCTGCGGGTGTACCAACAGAGAGATTGGTAAGTTTTGAATTTTTAGGACAAGCTCTTAATGATAACGATACAGTAGAGATCTACTGGCAGACCACAAACCTTTCAGTAACCTTAGATGCTAAGACTGGGGTTGGTATTCCAAACTCTGCTTCAGCATGGGTGAATGTAAGTCAAATTGCTTATAACGGTAACGACGGAACCTCGGGTACTTCAGGAGTCAACGGAGCCACAGGGGCTTCTGGTTCCAGCGGAACCTCGGGGGTTAACGGAGCAACAGGGGCTTCAGGTTCATCTGGCTCATCAGGAACCTCGGGGGTTAACGGAGCCACAGGCGCTTCTGGTTCCAGCGGAACTTCCGGAGTCAATGGAGCAACTGGTGCAGCTGGTTCCTCAGGTACTTCGGGTATTTCAGGTTCATCCGGTTCATCAGGCACTTCGGGATCATCAGGTTCCAGCGGAACTTCTGGAGTATCAGGTTCGTCTGGCTCATCAGGAACTTCGGGTTCTTCCGGTTCATCCGGTACCTCAGGTTCATCTGGTTCCAGCGGAACCTCAGGGGTTAACGGAGCAACGGGTGCAGCGGGTTCCTCAGGTACTTCGGGTGTTAGCCCAGCAGGGTCTACCTCACCTATTACCGAGGTAGGTATCTCTTCTTTGGTTTCTGATTCTATCGGAGCAACAGCGGGTATTACTGGAGGACAGTACAACTTATCAATTGGTTACAATGCTACTACAGTCTGTGGTGGTAATGCTATAGCCATCGGATCAGCTGCTGACGCTTGTAACGCTTATGGTGATACCAACAGAGGCGGTATAGCTATCGGGCCAGGATCAAAATCCAACGGTAGAGAAACAATTGCTATCGGATGTAACGCTGACGCTAAACAAGGAGCTCAAGGTATAGCAATTGGTGCTAACTCTATAGCTTACGAAGGTGGAGTTCATATAGGTGGAGGAGCTCGAGGATCTGGTTCGGGTAATGTTATCTCTATCGGTACTAATGCTTGTGCTGTTGGTAGCTCCTCGATCACAATGGGTACCAACACGTATAATAGTGGCTCAGGTTACAACATCACAATCGGTGATACTTCTTGTAATCTTAACACCACGTATAGTACCATGCTTGGTAAGAATAACGTCTTACAGGGTGGAGATTGCAACATTATTATAGGTTACAGTAATTCACCTACCCAATGTATTACGAACAACGTAATCATTGGTAATGATATTGAAGTGGTACACACCGGTTGTTTATCTGCTGTTCCATCAGGTAATATCGCTATCGGTAAAGGAGCAATAGTCTGTGTAACTGGTGGAGGTCCCGGTGATGACGGAGATAATATAGCAATCGGTACTAACGCTATCACCACGGGTAGTAGCGGTTGTGATATGATCGCTATAGGTCACAATGCTTACGTTGGAAGATTTGGTTCTGTATCGATTGGAGCGTCAACATGTTCTAATAACGCTGGAGGTATAGCTATCGGAAGACAAGCTTTTGCTAATGGAGAATTAGCGATGGCTATTGGTTATAACATTACCGCAGCCCAATACTCTTTGAATATAGGATGGGGCGCTGCTTCTTCCCAATATTCTACAGTTCTTGGAACATGGGGTGGCGGTGGAGCTGCCACCTCACAAGACGCTGTAGTTATCGGAAGAAATGCTGCGGTAAACACAGCAGCATGTGGTATCGCCTTTGGTTATAACACTTGTGTAACCCACGCAGGAGCGGCAGCAATTGGACCAGGTGTAGTTTCAGAAAAAGCAAATACTACCCACGTTAACAATCTGATCGCTTTAGGACAAGGAGCTTCTAAAGTAAATGCTGTTGGATCAACAGGGGGTACAGCTACGATAGATTGGGATAACTCCAACAACCAAACCCTATCCCTAACCTCGAATATAACTTCACTGACCCTATCGAATCCGATTGCTGGTGCAAGCTACAGTTTGGCTATTACTCAAGCAGGAACTGGGTCTTACACTATTACTTGGCCAGCTTCGGTAAAATGGCCAGGAGGATTTGCTCCTATCCTTTCAACTGGGGTCGGGGAAATAGACGTGATTAGTCTCTTCTATGATGGTACTAATTACTACTCAGTTGCAGCACTAAATTTTAGCTAATATGGGATTATTCGGAGGATATAATTTACCAATGGGAGGTACAGGAGCAACAGGCTATCCTGGTACTACGTCTATTCAAGACTTTACCACTAACGGTACTTGGTCTAAATGTCCGGGTGCAGTTTACGTCAAAGTTATATCCATCGGTGGTGGTGGAGGCGGAGGTAATGGCCTTAACGCTCCCTCCACAGTTACTGGAGCAGTAGTCCTCGGGGGAGCCGGAGGTGGCGGTGGTGGTATAAGTACACAAACTTTTGCTGCTTGTGCTATCGGTGCAACTGCTTCTGTTATCATTGGAGCTGGTGGTGGTATATCTTCGGGTCAAGCAGGAAATGGAGGTGCCTCTCGTTGGTGCACAACCGCTGGATGCGATGTTTGTGCAGGAGGAGGCGTAGGTGGATACGGAGGTGCTGATCTCTACCCAACTTATGGAGCATTTCCAGTAGGTAATTTTCCAAACGGAGGGACTCCATGTGAAGGTGGAGCAGGTTCTTATGCAGATGGTAACGACGGGGGTCAAGCATTTTACGATAACTCCCCGTTCACGCTTGACGCCCTATCACCTACTAATTGCTCTTCTCCATACACTACAAGGGCAGGAGGAGCAGGAGGATCTTTCCAATATCCTTCTACCGCTGGATCAAGTAGTGCAGCTTCAACGGCACAAACCGTATGTGGTATAGATCTTACCAATTACGGTAGAGGAGGTAACGGGGGTAACTCCAGGTTTACTTCAGGAGCAACCAACGGTACTGCAGGACAAGCAGGATTCGTAAGGGTAATACAATATTTCTAAAAATACAAATAAATAAACAACTATGATAACTTCACCAGACTCACTACAAACTTGGGACTCAGTTAGTTATACTCAGGCGATGGCTCAGGCACTTCAGTATGCTTCAGCACAAAATATTGAGGTCATAACTCCTGGAGCGACCTCTGGAAGTATTAGTGGTGTTGCCACCTACTCTTTGTTGCTAACAGATGCAGCAAACGTAGCTTTGACTACAGCAGGAGGTCAAACACTAACTGTTGCTTTACCAGCTGGTTACCAACCAATCAGGGTATCTAACGTGACTTCAGTTTCTGCAGGAACTGCTTACGCTCTATATTAAGACAAGAACTATGACACAACAAGAAATAAGTACATATTTCAGGGATGCTGGGTATACCGAAAATCCAGAGTACACCTTTGTAGATCCTACAGGTCAGTTTACATTTGTAAGCGGACCTGAGCAATTGATTTACACTTATACAGAATATGAGGGTGTCATAAAGAATGAAAATATTTCTGGAGTTCCTGGATTGGAACAGTGGATTAACCTTGTTGAGCAAGATTCACTAAATCCACCAATCTAATAAAAAGTTATGCTGAATCTAAACTTAAATACCACAAATATTAAAAGAGGACCCGCTGGACCTTCTCCAACTCCTGTTCCTGTAGTTGACTTTAGTGCTTCTACAACTGGACCAACTGCTGGGGATTCCGTAACCTTCACGGATCTTTCTACGAATACACCAACCTCTTGGCAGTGGGAATTCCCTGGTGGTACACCTACAGGTTCAACATCACAAAATCCAACCGTCACTTATTCAGCAACAGGATCTTACAATGTAAGTCTATCTGCTGGAAACACGGGTGGTACTGGTTCTTTAACTAAGACCAACTATATTACCGTTACCGCTCCAGCTTGTACATCACCCCTGATTTCTACTACTTCAATCATGGGATACTATAAATTTGACGGCGATTACACTCCAACTCTAAATCAGGCATTCTTCGGTACCCCGGTAGATTATAATATGAATGCTTTTGTTAGTGGTAAGTTTGGACAAGCAGCATCTTTCAACGGTACAAGTTCGTATCTGGAGTATGGTAACAATAATCTAATGGAACCAGTTTATCCTGGAGGTTGGACATTATCTACTTGGATCTACATTCCAAGTGGAGCTGGTGTTGGCGGATCCATGTGGGACAAAAGAGTACCTGGGGTTTCTGGGCAAAGAATTGTTTATAGAGCATGGTCGGCAACACAGCATAACGTTTTGATTACCGCTAATGGACAAAATCTTGGTGTTACCTTCTTGAAACCCGGGGGAACTGGTTTAGATCAATGGATACACGTTGCTGTGAGACTGCTAAGCGGTACCAACCGATACGATGTGTTTATAAACGGCACACTCGAAGGTTATGTAATAAGAACAGGTTACACAGCCTCAGGACAAATTTTAAATGTCGGTAGAGACCGCGCAAATAACTCTTCTCATTTCTACGGATACATGGACGAATATCAAGTTTGGGATAGAGATCTTACTACTACTGAAATACAAGATCTTGCAGCAGGTACCTGTCCGTTAACTTCTTAAAATTCAAACCATCTTACTCCGGCTGGAACTGGACAGTTCTCGCTCGCATCATCTATGGATAGCTTAAATACCGTAGCATAGTAGTCCGTGTGATCTTTTAGTAGATCCTGGACTTCTTGTGTAGGGACCAGCCAATTCCAATCCTCTCGATCATAACCTAATCTTATCCTTGACTCGGCAAGAGGAAGAAAGATTGTGGTTGCCCCAGCTTCAGGATTTGCTGCTCTGGCGTGTAGTCCGAAGGAATCTATCCCAACAAATTCATAAGCGTAGTAGACCAAACACATTGCTTGTCTTTTGGTAAATGAATCTATTCTCTGGTGGACATTATTCAAGACGGGTGTATCGGGGGTACAGAGATGGACCACGTAGTTATCCTCGGAGTATCTTTCTAAGTACTGTTCCAATTCTGCTTTGCTTGGATTACGTGTCCAAGATCTGGCTGCTGGATTAGAACCACCTGTGCTCTGGACAACCACCAGGGGTTTATCTGTTTGGATCATAGCCTGTAGGTCATCTACTTCTGGTCCGGAGAAGAATAGTTCTGGCCCATTACATGTACAATCAATTCCCAACATATCACACCAAATATCCATCAGGTGTATCTCCTCGTTTTTAATCCACTCCGCTTCCAGATAAGGATCCTGGGCCAGCACTTCGTATTCTGGATTCCCGTAAAATCTCGTCCACAGTTCCGGTGTGTTAAACGAGTAATTGCCGTCTACATTGGGGTTATGGATAAACACTTCAGGATATCCTGAAACGATGATTAGTTCTTGGTCTGGGTTCTGCTCTTTGTAGCATTTAGCTACACCGGTAAACACGATACATTTACCGAGTCCTCCATTTATATGGACTACTGTTCCTTTCATATTAGTGTTCTTGAAAATTAAGCTTTGATAATAATGGTTCTAAACTTGCACCGATTTTCTTTTCGATGAGTTCTACCAAACGAATTGAAAATTCTATAGATGCTTGGTGGTCTTGTCTTAAGTGTCCTTTCTCAGCCCAAGAGTGGTACATCCAATCTCCAGCTTGGTCTACGTCATCCACCCCGTCTTCGCTGGCTTCCCAAAAGTGGTTCTCCAATCCAGGATTGTAAACCGATTGTATCAGTGGCTGGGCCGAGAGTTTTTTAAGCTCACAGAATTGCTGTAGACCAAACTGTTCTACGGTACACATTATTTGATTTGGGTGGTAGGCCAGACTTACTCCCTTGGCGGTGTTCATGTACCTCAGACTCATACTTGCGTACTCCCTCATGAGGTTAATATCCTTAAAGTGAATAAGAGCACAGTTGTAAGCGTGGTTGATCTCTTGGAAATCATAGTACTTGTTTACATCTGCACATAGAATGTGAGGATAGAATTCCTGGACTGGTACTTCCTTGTGTAGAAAAACCACGTCATCGTTGATGTAAGAATCCAGGGTTTTATGTAGGAGTAAGTCCTGGTCTATAATGTAAATGGGTTCATCAGCTTCTAACATCGCCATGAACTTGCCCGCTGCCCAAAATGTCTTGGCGTCCAGACCTTTGGACATTTCTGGGTCTAACATTTTTACATTACGGTACAATCCAGAAAGACCCAGTTTTTCTACGTTCTTCATTCCGATCTCGTCGGTGTAAAGATCTATGGGTCCGTTATGGGAAGTCCAATAACAGGCAGATAGAATGCCGAGCAGTATCTCCCAACCTGGCTGGGATTTACCGTTGGGTGCATTCCAGTTTACATGGACTCCTACCTTTGGTGGGGTAGTGTAGACTTTTTGTCTAAGGGGTTTAAAGAGACTCGTCAGATCTTCCACGGGCTTCGATAATTGCTTCTACCTCATCCTTACGAGAGTAAGCGGTCATGTATGCTATATTTAGTTCCTTTGCTATCTTCTTCCAAGAAACCCTCTTCATTCTCATGTCTGCTATCTTCTCCAGATCTAATTCCATCTGCATGGATTCCTTGATCTTTTCCTTGGTTTCTTCTTTGTGCTCGTAAGAATAGGATTGGGTTCCCCTTCCCTTGGTCATGTTAAGATCACAGTCACCCTTTTCTTGATGCTCTTCAATCAGCTGGGCTTGCCTATCATTAGCTTGGCTTTCCGCTATTGGTTCGCTAACCTCGATAAGATTAATTAATGGTCTAAGACTAAGGTCAAACAGTTCTCTTATCCAGTCAAAGACAAGTGTAGACTTTTCGGTCTTCAAGCTCTCACTAATCATCTTAGAAAGTCTAACATTTAGATTCTCGGTTGTAGAACCGATGTAACGAACCTTGTTTGCATCTCTTGGGTCAGTGAGAGTAAAAAAATAATATCTTCTCATTGGTTTGTTTATTTTTATATTGTAGTTCCCGAAGAAACTTTTGTTTCTCCTGGATGTATAATAACAAATATGAATTCTATGGCAAACGAAAGATACCTTAGATTCGACCACGACATCTGGTCCATCTCCAATGTAAACGTTTTACAGAAGCTAATCATGAATCACGTAAGGTCGTTCGAGGATAAGGCTTTACCATGTTTCACTAAACCCCGAACACTCGCCGAATTCTTCGGTGTGGATGTCGAACTGATTATTGTAGAAATAGAACATCTGGTACAACTCGGTCTACTAAGTATAGAAGATGATGGAAGCAAAAAATACCTCAGTCTAAAGGTGGTTCCTAAAAACAGCATCGAGGATTACTTCCAGAAAGACATATTCGATGTTTGATATATAAGTGGAGCCCGAGGACGGATATTTTTGCTTAACATCCATTTTCTGTAACTGTTAGATTCTTACCTTTAGTTTTTTTATGTCCTCGGGCTCTTTTTACAAATACATCCCAAATCCAAAACATCTCTTCGAATGCACAACACCTCCCGCTCCTGAAGAGATAAAGGTTTACCAACACCCCTTCTATCCAATCAAGATGTATTCCAACGGGATCTTCTTTGTAGATTCCGAACACGATTTCATCTTCAATCCCCGTGTTCACGACGGACACACAGTTTCTCGGGGATACACCAAAATGCCTTTAGAAGAGTTCTACGATATGTGGGGTAAAGCCTATCCCAATTCAAAACGCTGGTCTACTACGATTAGGTTAAAGATGGCCGAGACCATGGCTTATGAGTGTTATCACAATGTACACCTAAAAGATAATTACCAAGTACATTTTATCAATCACAATCCGTATGATCTGAGGAAGGAAAATCTATTCTGTACTCACGATACCCCGGCAGGATATGAATACCGTAAGGATTGGCTTAAGTCAAATGCAGCTTTCACCCGGAGAACCATGCAGGAAATAAACCGGAGGGTTCACAGGGCGATAGAAAAAGGTCTGGATCCCGACAAATATATAGAACTACTTGACCTACCAAGAAAGTATCACAACCTCTGGAAAAAAAGCTACGGGAAAGATTGACATTTGAAGATGAATACATTATCATCCAGGATATTTGTAGAAACGTTTGCAAGGATCCCAATCTGGTCGATGATCTAATACAGGAGGTTTCCCTTATCTGGATTCAGCAAGACGAGGATAAGAAGGATGCTATTAGATCGTATTTTAAGTTTTGGATTTCCCGTGTTGTCACCAACCAATATAAATCCAGCACCTCACCCTTCCACACGAAATATAGGAAGGGTTTTTTTGTGGACTACGAAGATCAGGAATACGACGAACCGGACTACGAATTAGAGCAGCCCAAAGAATGGTCGGTAGAAAAAGCTATGGACGAACTATTTCCATCGGACAAGATCCTGATAGATCTGTACTATAAAC